ACTATCGAAGGGGGAAAAATTCGACGCTATATAATTGTGTATGGCACAGATCCTATTTTGTAAAGACACTAACGAGATTAGTGAGGTAGTAGAGGATGGGTTTTTCCTGGGTACAGCCGTGGTTTCTGGCTCATGGAGTGGAGCACTTATATGCCCGTATATCTCCATAATTGATACTAGTGGTACAATTAATGAGATCACGTATGAAGTTCAGGAAGCAATGACTAGCTCTGTGTCGGCAATAGGCACTATCCAGACATACTTTAAAATTGATACATCAGTGTTGGATGCCTCTTTTCAATCTGAATTGTCATCTGTTGGTAGGACGTATTTAACAACCTCACAATTCTTAAACACACTTGAATGGAATGATGGTTACAGTGAGCAAAAGCTGAAGGACTTGTTTGAGGTAACATAATGACTACATATGTAAGTTCTATTGGAAACGATAATGCGGATTACACCACAGTAACCACTTGGTATGACGCACAAAGGCAGAGAACTGATCTCCAAGATGGTGATGTCATAGTTGGAGCCCTTCAGAATGGAGTTACCGATGGGCATACGGGTAACCACGTAGGAGAGTTCGGAGGCGTCGGGACGACGTGGGCATCCCAGAAAGATATTACAGTAATTATATCAGGCACGTATCCAGACAGGACAGCTACATTCGGGACAAACCCACTTCTTGATATTGACAACTTTACGTATATCAATGCTGAGAATCATCATCTTACGTTTAAGTTGGAAGACCTAGACGTTAGCAGTGATACCAGATTAAGATTTCAAAGCAACCAAACAGAGAATTCTTCCGGCATCGAGGTGCATTTTAATAATCTTAGAATTCTTCAAGAGGGCAACGGGTTCTTTGAAGATTTTACAGGGGACATTAGGGCTCTTTCCGCTGTCTCTGCTGCTGCGACAGATGAGGAAAAGCTCGCTCTAATTCCTCGTAGTGATTTCTATTGGAACAACTGTACATGGACAACTACTAACGAAGCTTCTGATTTGTGGCGACATCACCCTACGACCTATGAGCACTTTAGAAGTAAGGTAGACGTTGTAGGATGCACATTCCGAATGACGAGAAATACGTTGGCGGTATTCTCGCCTCAATTTCCCGGCGCTGGTAACGTAGTTGAATACCAATTCAATATCAGTGCAAGCCTTTACGATGCAAGTGCTGGCAATAATATAACTTTATTCTATGACACTGGTGATTTCTATTACTACGGCAACGTTGTCGATTATATTTCAAACGAATCGACCTCTGACTTTGAAGGGTGGACTTCATCTACGTTAGTTACAAACTACACTCAGGCCAGCGGTTTTCAATATGGCAGTGCTCCTGGCACCAATGAAGTCGCATTCTCTGCTGATGGAACAGGTTATACTTACCCAGACTTCAGGCTATACGATGATTCAAATAATATAGCAATAGATTATGTAACCAACGTAACCCCACCATCACCAGATCTAGCGGGTAATGATAGAGGCACCTCACCTTTCGATGCCGGTGCCTTCTCTCTTATAAGTGGTGACTTACCACCTGAATCAGGAGGAGTAGCACTCCCCCTGACGTTTGCATACAGGATCAATATTAACGATTAAAAATGATTATTAAAACTTACAACAGTGCAGGTGGTGCAGACTATTCAAACCTGAGTACTTTCGAAACGTATTTAGAGGGTCTAACTGATGAGAACCTTGATGAGGACCGCACCGTTGCTCTTAAAGTTGAAGAGGGCGTCCATGCTACAACACAACAGTTAACACTCAACGGGTTTGCTGCTAGTGGTATGAACCTTATCATAAGCGGAGAAGTGCCGTTAAATCCTTCCGGTCCTGGTAATGGAGCAGTGTTCAGGAAAGAAGCTGCTAACACACTCATTAATTTACAGGATGGTACTTCTATTTCCTCCATAACGTTTGAGAATATAGAACACGACCTTGTTAACTCCCATGCCNATTATAGAACTCACGTTCTGTATGACACCCAGACTCTAGGACTTGATAGGATTTATACATTTAAAAATTGCAGATTCCTAAATTTAAGTTCTGGCCCTGTAAATACTAATTACACTATACAGATTTCACCAAATTTAGATGCTTCCAGCCACGTAGCTAATGTTAATATTGAAAACTGCATATTCCACGACTACGACAACACTACAACGCAGGGATTCGCGACGTCGTTCCAGCCTACGGATGGAGTTCTTAATGTTAACTACAGAGGCGTGATAACACCGGGTGAAACGGGGCAGATCATGGAAGGTAGCACTTGGGGTAGGCCCACTGCTGTTATTAATATTAGCTACGAAGGGTGCATCTTCTCAGGGCAACCCAGTCTGGCGGCGGGTGGACCAGGGGTTGAAAGCGTATCTGCCATTGATTGCATTTCTGATAATACCTGTTGGGACAACGCCTCCATTTCAAAAACGAATGTGAGCGGAGGCATCACAATCAATTTAAGTGGTGCTCCAGCGGCTAATGAAGTTTCGTTTAGTGGAGGCCAGAATGGAGACTTTAGGCTCTACAATGATCCCAACAACCTAGCCCTTGGTTTTGTATCGAACTCAACGCCAGTATCGCCTGACTTTGCAGGTAATGATAGAGGCACCTCACCTTACGATGCAGGGGCTCTAGAGTTTGTAAGTGGCGGTACGACAGATGTAACCGCAGCTTTCGGAAACGTATACGTAAGGCTATACTAGTTACCTAAAGCCGCGATACCAATAGCAAGAGCAGCCGTCTCACGCACTTCTTGATTGTTAGACTTGAGGTGCGGCTTAAAGACATCAAGCAGTTTGAAGTCCGGGTGGTTCATGCCAACCTTAGCCATTGAGATCATACAAGCGGTAATGATATCTACATTGTTAGTGGAGTCGATAGCACGCTTGAGGGTTTCAAGGACATTCAACTTATCCTTAGTGGTAAGTCCAAGATAATCCTTTGAACGCTTTCTGGTGTTGCCAAGGTAGAAGCTATCGTCACCCGTTTGAGGTGGCCCTTCCAAGATAGTATCACGCAGGCGCAGGAAGGGATCCTTGTTGAACTCCCACCAGAATTGCCAACCAGTGAGGTCGATAGACGGCGTGTAGCCACGCCCTCCAGTACGAGGTCCAGCACGACCAGGGCCACCCACGGGGCCACCTGAGGGGCCTGTAGGGCCTCCAGTCACCGGACCTCTTGGGACAGGGGCACTAGGACCACTAGGACGGCCAGTTGTAGGACCTGTAGGTCTTCCAGTAGTTGGACCTCTGCCACCACCACCTGTAGGAACAAGATCACCAGGACCACGATATTGACCACCGTGTGCATGTAGCGTAACACTGAGTAACGCAATCGTAACGAGTTTCATAAAGTTAATCATCATTATCTCCTTTTTGCCTACATATACAATAGGTGTGCCAATGTTACTTAAACTGAAGTTTGGAATCCGTCCCGTAACGAACTGCTCAGGTGGGTGCTGACCTCCCTCACTTACCCTGCATAAGCGGGAAGAACTTGAGGTAAATCAACCACGTAGTTGCAGATCCGAAACACCCTGCAAACAGGGCGTGTAGGAACATATTACCCTCAGCCTTAGAGAAGGGGTTCCAGTATAGCATACCCCAAAACACTCCTGCCCAGAAAGCTGTACAAAGCATACAGTTAACCAGCTTACCGAGAGGTGGCACTGTAGCAGTAATGATATTCCTAACTGGCTCCATGATTGTGGAACTAACGATAATGGTGGTCATACCATAGACCGCCAACATCCAAATTAAAACACTAACTAAATATTCCATTACGGCAATCCTTGAGTCTTATCTGTGGGTAGCTTTGCATGATGAACAGTTGATGCATGGTGACGCATAAACTTATCCTTTGCAACATACCAACCCTCACGCATCATCCCTGGAGATTCATGCATGGTAATGATAGGCACGACATAGTTGGAAAAACCATCTAAATGCGCCTTGTAGGTCATGTGGATATCGTAGAAATCCCAACCTGTCTCTAGGTAGTCTGGCTGATCAAGCCCAACCTTTTTAAGGTTGCTGTAGGTGATGGCCAGGAAACAACCATCAAGAACAACTACCTGACCACACTTACCGAAGTAATTAGGCAGCATTGTGGCTGGATCACTTCCTTGGAATACAAAGCCCCGTGCATCTCCAGTCTTTCTTGCATTCCACCATGCCCCATCACTCGGAAGATAACAACCACCAGCAACCCCTACAAACCCAACTCCGGGTCGTCTGGCGACATCTAAGCTTTCAAGCAAGTCTTCGCTCTTAGAAATGATATCAATGTCGTCATGACACAAAACTATAATATCATTATCCTCCATCTGTAGGGACTTAAAGAATTTAATATTCTGTTTATGCCCTTCATAAATAGAGGAAGCATCATAAGCAACACTAATTCTTGTAAACTCATTAGAGTTACAATACTTAACAAGTTTAGTTAATGACTTAGGTTGCTTTTCTTGTCTACTACAAACGGAGAAATATATCATGTCTAATAATAATAGTGAAGATCTTGAGCAAATCGCTGAGGAATTTAAGAAATGCGCTCGTAGTTGCGAATATTTTACAAACAACTACATCAAGGTCGTTCACCCGATGCGAGGCATGGTTAACTTTAAACTCTATCCGTTTCAGTCCCGTATCCTTGACGAGTTCCAAGATTATCGACTGACTATCCTGCGTAAGTTCAGACAGGCTGGATGCACGACCTTAATGGCTGCATATGCACTGCACTTTTGCATCTTTGGTACAAACAAGAGAGTTGCTGTCTTGTCTAAGGGCGATGCAGAAGCAAAGGAAGTTATTTCTCGTATTAAGATCATGTACGAAGAATTACCGTTCTGGATGAAGCCAAAGACTACCAGAGACAATGATCACACACTTTCTTTTGAGAATGGTTCCTCCATCCAGTCTAAGGCTTCAGGTAAGCAGTCTGGTCGTTCTATCTCTGCCTCTCTGTTGATCTTGGATGAGGCAGCGTTCATTGAGCACATTGATACGATTTGGGCTGCTGTAGGCCCTACAACGTCTACTGGTGGCCGTGTAGTATGTCTTTCTACGGTTAACGGTATTGGTAACTGGTTTCATAAAATGTATATGCAGGCCGTTGAAGGTGACAATGGATTCCACCCGATTGACATTAAATGGAGTGAGCACCCGGAGTATAAAAGACACAAAGGCTTTGAGTGGTTATACGAGCAAATGGAAAACTGCAATCCCCCAATCAATGTAGACAGGTGGGAAGAGTTAACACGCCGCAAGCACAGCTACAAAGAGTGGCTACAAGAATACGAGGCCAGTTTCTTAGGTACGGGTGAAACCTACATTGAGGGTGAGATCCTGCGTAACTTGAAAGAGAACTGTAATAAGGATTACTGGATCAAGTATAATAACCGAATGCGTATCTGGGAGGATCCTCAACCTAACCATGAATACGTGCTGGCTGCTGACCCA